GTAAAAATTTAATCAAATTCTATTTATTTTCACTCAAACTTTCAAAATTCTATCATTTTATGATAACTACACTTTGCATTTTAAAAAATGAGGAGCAGAACACCTGATACCCCACTAGCAAAATATCAGGTGCGCCGCTCCCTACAAAACCTTTCGGTTTTCAATCCAACCTATCACAAATCATCGTTTTCTGATAACTTCCTATCCGATAATCTGCAATTCGTACTGCACTGCACACGTGTGTTCAATCCTGCACCCTCTGGCTTTCTCCCAGTCCTTTGCAAAATATACAAGATCGGCTGTCGAAAGCAATTCCAGACTTTTACCCAAAAACCAAAGTGGTCTTGCGCCTACGGGTGCACTCTGGAAGAAAGAATCAATCACCTGCACTTTTTCCTGCATCCCGTTTTCCTTGAGATACTTTTCAGCCTCTCTGACCGCCTGCTCCCTCTCCCTCAGAATTTCTTCGTCTGTCTTGCCTTTCATGGGCTGAGAAATAAATAATTTTTTCATAGTATTTCATCCTTCCTTGTAATTTCTCTGCGATTCTAACTTTCCCTGCCATTTTCGTGACCTCACGAAAAAGCTTATTTCTTCGTCAGCACCGCCACGCTGCCTTTACTGGTAACATCATACCCGATAGCCTCTGCCACATCACGAATTTTGATATAGTTTGTCCCATCCTTCAAAATTCGTTCCACTGTATGTTCCTTGCCATTGATAATCATTTTGCATTTTTCTACCACTTCATCATCCCTCATTTCGTATTGAAATACATCCTCGACAACAAACCAATGCGTGAATTTATTGCACCGCAGGGGGACTTCTCGCACGCCGAAAGCCGAACCGTCAGCCGCCACATAATACGGATGCCCGTTTCGCATCCCTGTGTAAACCCCGATATGCCCCTGCATCCAGACCAACGCCCCGATGGGTGCCTTTTCGATGGTGGAAATGGGGTTGATTTTGGTTGCCCTTGCCTTCCACTGGCCCGAACCGAGCGTCACGCCGCACGCCCACGAAATCAGACCACTGCAATCCACACAGACCTTACCGATTTTCTCCCTGTCACTCAGCCAGACCATTTTCCCATAGGTGTTTTTCAGAAATTTATAGTTCTGCTCCGTCATAACCTTGCCCTTCATGCCGTAGACATACGGTGTGCCGATTTTGGAGCGGCAGAAGGCTACCAATTCTTTGCCCGTCATTTTTTTCGCCATATAATCACCCCTTTACAAGCTCTCTGACCGTTTTGTTTTCCTTCAGCAGCTTTCGCATTTCCTCCAGTGCCTCATCCACCCACAGGGCGAAGGTGTCGAAGGATACCGCCATAGCCAATGCAGGGAACCGCTGGATAAATAAATCATAAGTCTGCCGCAGCTTCAGCTTCCCTGTGCCGCTCCCCAGCTCCGCTTCCGCCTGAGTGACCGCCCACAACAGCCATTCCTTGACCCTTTCCCTCTGCTCGGATGTTGGCATTTTCAGAAACCGCCCGATGCACACACCGACCATCCCTGCAACCGCCATCAACGCAACCACCAAATACCAATTTTTCATTAAAAACATCATTCTTTCTCCCATCCTTCCTCTCGCCGTTTCCTGCGTTCCGCCTGCTCTACGCCCTTATCGTACAGCTTCATCAGCCCACAGATGCCTAATTCTGTCCCAAATACGCGATGCGTACTGTCAACCACAGCACTCACATCATGGTCAAATGCACCTAATACCATGCCCGCAATCGTGATTCCTGCGCAGAATACCAACGAATAAATCACAATGCTGGACATGGTATCATCGTTTATCTTTGGTGGAAAACGAATCCGTCTGCGTTTTTTCATTAAAAACCGCCACCATTCAGCAGAAACCCGATAGCCGCACCGACAACTACAGCAATCGCCTTATCAATCAGCCCATCCCACCGCTTTGCGGGCTTAGAGACCAGCTGCTTCACATCGTCCTTGATTTCTCCAACATCCGTTTTGATATGCTCCTGCTCGTTTTGCAGGACCGAAAACGCCTTTGTCAATCCGTCAAGGTTGTCCTGCCGTTTCTCCATGCGGTCGATGCGCTTGTGTGCGGATTTCGTGCTGTCCAGTGCCTCCTGCACCATTTTTTCAATGTTTTCCATAAACCATCCCTCCCCTTAACTCTGCACCTGTGCCGCTGTGACATGGTGCGGATTGTTCGTATCATTCAAATGCGCCTGCAATGCCGCCATGACCGCCGCTGTCCCGACTGCCGCAGAGGATGCGAGCGAACCGCTTTTCACGCCACTGGTAACGGATGCCGCAAGCGTGGGAATGAAGTCCCCCAATTCCACATCGTTGTACTGCTCCAGAAGGCAATCCCATTCGTAGGAAATAACCTTCGCCTGTTTCCGAAATCCCATTTTGGTATTGATAACCGTTACCATATCCCCCAGGAACACTTCTTCCAGAACGGCATACTCCCGATATTCCACCGTCTTTTCCAGTGCCACAAAATCCACCTTGATGTTAATACTCGGAATATCGCAACCCTCGTCCAACAGCTTTTGCGCCTCTGCCTGCACCTCGGAAATGCTCTTATTTTCCTCTGTCAGCGTGTGGATTTTCGGGTAGATATAATCGCCCAGATGGGGGCTGTCAAGTGTTGCAGAGCCGTTCTTGCCGTAGCAGACAATGCGTGTTTTCACGTTGGATTCGTCCTCTGTGACCTCAAGTCCGACAAGGTTTTTGCCATAGCGAATGGAAACGCCTCTGTCCTGCCCCAGTGCCGCCTTGACAGACACCCGAAAGCCATCCCGCAGCAGCTCGCCGCCGTAGCCCTTGACAAACGAGGTTGCTTCGTCATCGTCCGATAA